CTTGGGACTGGAGTGTCCCCGGTTGGTTGATGGATTGTGAGCGCGAGTATAGGTTGTCCGTTTGCACTAGATTAGGTGCATGGGCAAAGTTAACACGTGTCTATTATCATTCCATGAACCGGAAGATATTCCAATTGGCTAATGGTGAGATGTATATGCAGGTAAACGGCGGAATACAGGCTTCTGGAAGTTACAACACTAGTTCGTCCAATTCCCATATGCGCAAGATGGCTGCTTCTATAGCCGGAATGCGATTGGGATTTGAGCCTCAAATTGGTGTTGATTGCCAGATGGGTGACGATGCCGTTGAGTTGTATTACCCTGGCTTGTGTGATGCCTATCAATCCCTTGGTTTTAGAACCAAAGGGGTCGTCATGATGGATGGTAAGTTCACGTTTTGTAGTACTGTATGGTCTGATGATTGGCGTGGTTCACCCGAGAATGCATTGAAGACTTTGTTCCGATATGTATCTAAGGATGTGGACTCCCATTCTAGAGAGTTGTACAGGAACCAATTGATGTGGGACTTACGCCATTGGGAACAATTACACTCTTGGGATGTCAAATTGAGGGAGCAGGGGGTTTGATGTGGGTTATATTTATAAAGAGAAGCCGTTCATAATTATTTAGATTTATGCCTAATAGGAAGACCAAGATAGTTGTGAGCAAAAGTGTTCGCCGGCGATCCAAGCGCAATAGAGGTAAAGTTGTTGCTGCTAAGATTGCTGCAGCGTCTACTGGAGCTCCTAAGTGGATGCCTACTAAGGACGTTTATAGTGTTGTTAACCAGAGACCGGTTAAACAACAGCCTCAAACTGTGGCTAAGGGTAAACGTAAGCGTCGATCTAGGAATAAGCGCCGTGGAGTTGGGCTCGGTGAGGTTCATCCGTATGCATTATTGCAGGTTGACCCTTTCCAGCCCACATACGGAGTTAAGATTCCAGATTCCGATGACACACCGTCTATCCCTTTCCATACAGTTGTTGAGGGAGCGTTTACGACTGGAGTCGCTGGTAATTTTCAGGCGTTTTGTATGCCTGACCCTAATAATGTACTTAATAATACGACCGCTTTTGTCTGGCCTGCTACTTATGCCGTGGGTGGAACCATACCAAACTTGAACATGATACAACAACAGTTGGGTAGTGTCAGGTTGGTAGCTGGAGGGATTAAGATACAGTGC